GCAGAACCTTTTCTTAATTTCTTAACCAAGTCTTTTACAAATGGTTCGTCCTCTTGGTCTAACTTTTCATTTTGTCTCTTTAGAACCGCAGCAACTTGAGGATGGTCAGACAATCCCTTTTTAATCTTTTCGATTGCATTGACAGCACCTGTCATATTACCACCAGCATATCTTTTGTCTGACGCAATACCAATTGCCATTTTGATTTCTTTTGGAGAGTATCCCTCACGCATTTCGATTAGGATGTCTCTCATTGTTGAACTGTATCTAGTCATTTTATTTTTCCCAAATTTTAAGTTTTAGAGTTCCTTCACCCTTTATAAGTCTGTGATACTCTTCTTTGTTAATATGATAAAGTTGTCCTGCCCTCATTTCTTTGGGCAGTTGATTATCCATTTGCAACTGCCATCCGTTACCAGATAACACTGCAATCTCTCTATCGTTTTTATCACGATGCCAAACCAGTTCTTCCTCATTTAATCCTTCTGCGAAAGTTCTGATAATAGCACCATTTTCTAAGATAATATCCTCATATGGATTTACCAATAGAAATCTCCTCCACCACTCAAACCAAGTTGTTTTGCATATCTTGGAAGATTACAAGCCCAGTATGCAGCCTTAGTTCTGTCTTTTTGTTGGTCGCATTTATGTCTTGCGGCGAAACTCTTTCTCGCCTCTTTGTCATCCAACTTGACTTTTAGTCCAGTTGTGTCACCCCATGTAACCTTCTTGACATTTCCTGTCTTTGGGTCTTTGACATACACATAGTACTTCTTCGGCCCACCGACTTTTGGTTTGTTTAGTTCTACATCTTTTTCTTCAAACATCATAGGGCAGTCCAATGGAACGTGTTCCCCTTGATACATATCATACTTTCCAAGATCACCTTCCATCAGTTCTTTATCAAAACCTACTGGATTGTAGACACCGATTTTATATTCATCTCTCTTCTCTTGGAAGAACTCAAAATACTTTTCTGAACCAACACGATACTGGTTCGATTCAATTAGACTTGAAGTCTCACACTCATTACAACAGTTTGATGTTCCACAATCCAAGTGTTCCTTGAATGAGAACTTTTTTACTTCCTGTCCTGGCGTCATCTTCTGTGTCACTTCCCTTCTTGCATCTGTTCCGATTTCACGAGGGTCTTCTTTCTCTTCAGACTTACCTTTGTGTTGTTTCCACAAATCTGCATCGGCAGTAGTTCTTGTCTTACCGCCTGAAATAAAAGAATTTACTCTTGCATGGCCCCACTGAACAGCAGTTGTGCCTGGGCGGTGTCCACCCTTCCATGCAGCCATACCTCTATCAAATACCTTCTTCAGAATACTAAGCGAAATACCAGAGGCATCTGCTTTCTTCTGTAGTGACTTTGTTGCATTCTCATCTATCATCTCTTTGTACAAATCTGGGAACATCTTTTTCATCTTGTTTGTATACTTTGATGGTTTAGTCTTTGCAGTTGCATCGCCCGGCGCTGGTTTGTACGCAGACTTAGTATCATCATCCTTTTTCGCTTGCTTTCTGAAATGTGCATCTCTTTTATCTTTTGTAGACTTTGACATTTCATCACCTTCAGCATCTTTTGCAAAATACTTGGCTGGTTGTGTTCCCTTCTTGTCTTTAATATCTTTGTCTTGTTTCTCACCAACTGGTACGCAATTTGGTACGTCTTTGCCATTTTTCTTTTTCATACCAACTTGTTTATATCCATCCCAACAATCTTCTGCAAGTTGGATTTCATACAACCACTTCTTATGGGTTGTTCCATCTTCTTCTGCAAAGGTTAGATAGTTAGTGCCTCTACGAATAATTTTACCAGTTACACCAGTATATAAATCTGTGACTTCATCACCAATAGTTAGAACTTCTCCACGAACATACATATCACGAATAACATCTTCTTCAGTCATAACATAGTTTAAACCGTTGAATGATTCACGAATACCCATATGTTTACGAACATCTGCAAATAGTTTTTTACCATCAGAAAATCCTCTTGGTAATCCAAGTTTGAATTGTTCAAAATCATTTGCAGATGCTGCTGCTCTCATCTTTGATGCAGACATTCCAGTTACACCTTCTGCATCTGGGTCACGTTCTCCAGCAGATACAACTTCGATGTTGTCAAAACCATAGTATCCATGTCTTGCATCAACACCGTTATATTTGTTGAGTAGAGATTCAAACTCATCAACTCTATCTGAACCAACAACCATTACGATTGCCTTGTGTCCTTTATTGTGTAATGAAACTGCAATCTCAAACACGTTTCTGGCTTTGTCTACGATGATGTTCCTTGCATACTTTGGAAACATTTTCTTCATGTATGCAACCTTCTTCACATATGGAAGAGGGTCTTTCTTTGGATTCTCAGAGTGTGACGCAAAAATATAGAAGGGAGCGCCTGGATTTGCTTTCGCAACAGATGCTACCTTTTCAATTAGTTTTTCGTGTCCAGTGGTCGGTGGATTGAATCTACCAAAAGTAAATACGGCAGTATCCCCACGAGCCTCTCTAATATCCTTGAAAGTTTTCATTTATCCCATGCCTTTATTGCAGTAAAGTTATTGAAACTAAATTCCATTCTATCGACAAGTTTTACTGCACCACCTGTCACTCTATCAATTGCAACATAACCTTCTGGGTTTACAACTTTGAACCCATTGGATGTTTTGATAAAAGTTCCAATGCTCTTTACAGTATTTAGTTTCTTCACCACACCCATCTTTGCATCTACAATATGGTTTTGAAACTCAATAATACTTGTTAAATTCTTTGTGTGTTTTGCAAGTTCACGAACAGTTTCTTTTTTCTTTTTTTCCAAGTCCTGTTTACGAGCAGGAGTCTTGAGTTTGTCTATATTCTTTTGGAATGCATCTTCTACCCACTTCAAATAACCTTTTGCATGGGCAGATGGATTTTTAATAGTCTCTCCCTTTCTTACTTTACTATTATTGTAAGTTTTTAGAGAAGCACCAGATAGGTTTCCAGTGAATGAGTTTTGTATATTTAAGAATGATGTCAACAATGAAGAGTTTATCTTTCTGAATGTTGTACCAGCCGCAGACAAAGATGATGTCACTGCAGCGGTTTCTGTTTCAGTCATTGTTGCCTTACCAGACACATCCTTGTATGTTGCATCGTCCATCCATACTGTTGATGGAGATTGCAGTCCACTGATATTTGCACCGAATGATGCTTTCATATCCTGTAGTTCTGCACCCTTATATGTTGTGTGCCATACAACACCAATCTTTGCATTTTTAATCTTCTTACCCAAATCTGAATTAACATCTACAGCGTATACAATAGTGTTAGGTTGGAACGTGTAATACTTTCCACCTTCGATATCTGTGGTTTCTACATCATCAGTGAACATCAAGTCACCCTGTAGAACATCCTTAATACCTAATTTAGAAAACTCTGCAAGTGCAACTTTGAATTTACTATTCAATGCACCAGATAATCCATCTGCATCAATCTCTGCTTCTGATTTGTAGAGTTTTGGTTCTATGTTAAATACAGATTTCTTTGCAACGAAAAACTTACCATCGGCAGGGTCAATACCAGCAAAAATTGCAGGCGCCCCATCCCACTTCACAGTCATGTCAATTGATGAACGTGAATTACCAGCAAGCATATCTCTTAGAGAACGAACAAAGTTAATGGAAGCCCGTCCACCAGTAATTCCATAGTTGAGGATTTCGTCCTCAATATGTTCTAGGTGTAGGTTCTTACCACCTTTGTCCTCTGTAAGAAATGAACTAAAATTTATCATTTTGCAAGTCCGTTATATTTGATTGCCAGTCCTGTTGGGAACTGTCCTAGTTTCTTTTTACCAGCATGGCCAGATTTATTTGAACGAATAGACATCTTCATTGTGATTGTCTCTGTACCAGACTTGAGTTCAATAAACCAATCTTGTTTAGATGAACGAGATGCATATGCCTTTACAAATTTTACCTGTGGAAGAAATACACCAACTGCATCTCTATCAGTAACTTCTTCATATTCCGAACCAACTGCTTTAATAACAATTGTTGGAACATCTGGTGCATCTCTCAATACTTCAGATTGAATATATTTAAGTGTCTTGTCTTTACTTTTATTGAATAGTTCAACAACACCTTTTCTCATAATCTCCAACATTGCATCGTAATCTGCTTCATACGCTTTGTTGTTTTTCTTATCGTAATCTTTTAGAATAGTTTCAGTTTTTCTTCTATCTGGACTTCTACCATTTGCACCACCATCAAAACCAGTTAGTGCAGGCATACCTTTAATTTTAGAATATACTTGTGAATATGCAGTAGAACGTAATGTTTCCATCATCTGTGTTTCATCAAACGCATTGAACACTGGACGAACATATGTGTTGAGTTGTGGTTCAGAAGTTTTCTTTCCACCGGCCTTGAGACTAACACCAAGAAACTTACCATCACCATACTTGATAAACATATCGCCAGGATGTGACTTGGGAACACCAGTTGGTTTTGCACGATATCCCCAATACACTTCTGAAATTGATTTATCTTTATGTGCATCTTTTAGGTATTTCAAAATACCAATTGCATTATCCATCTTCTCTGTAAACTTGGAAGATGTATCTGCCTTGTTGATTGTTTCTTGTGCGGCGGCAGTATCTTTTGTATTCACACAAGTCAATTTACTTACATCAATGTCGAGTAAGTATTTGTGAAAAGATTCTGCGTCTGTGGGGGTATATCCCTTTTCAAAGGCGATA